GTAGATTAGTAGAATTAGTACGTTCAGGGTATCCTGATCTTCGTCGTATTATTAACGATATACAAAAGTTTTCTTATACAGGTACTCTAGTTATTAAGGATAGTTGTGCTAGAAATATTGCTGATAATATTGTATCGAAGATTAAACAAAAGGTGGTTCCTACAGAGCTTCGTAAATACGTAATAGAACGAGAGCAGGAGTTCTCTGGGGACTATCTGCACCTTCTCAAAGAGATGTTTGAGGTTATATTCAACGATACATCTTTATCACAAGAAGTACAGTCCAGCTATCTTTTAATTCTATCAGAAGGTATGTACAAAGACTCTATTGTTGTAGATAAAGAGATAAACTGGTTTAGTACAAGTCTTAGACTTTACTAACGACCGCAACAACCTCCACTTCGTGTTGAAGCTGGAGTATAAACTATAGTATTAACAACTGCTTGGCTTCCAGGAGCACTAGTACCTGGTGCTGGATCAGTAGCAGGCGGATTAGATGTTATTATAAATGTGTTTATATCTTGAGAGGCTTGAGACTGACTATTGTAAGCTTTAGACTTATAAACTTCTGCGTTCGTATTAGCATTTAATACAGTCCCTACAAATTTACCGTCTACAAGATCTATTGTAGTGTAATAATTTGACATAAAAATAATTATTATATTGTATTGTTAAATCCAAGCGGGAGTGTGTTAAAGCGATGTAACTTAACAGCGGTTATATCATTGTAGTAAAGTTCAGCTTCAATAACGTGTTTAATATTTATAATAAACCATTGACCGTAAAACTTATCTTCAAATATACCATCTTCAACACCGTCGGTTTTATCAATTGATATAAAGCGGCCTGGCTCTCTAGAAGTTAAACCTAGAGTACGGAAGTTTATAGCCATATTATGAAATAAACCTAGATAGAGTAATTTTTGTAAGCCACTTGACTGTCTTATTTGTTTATTATCTCCGTATAGAGAAAATGTAGGTTTGATATTTTTACTCTTTTTATCTTTATCTAACGATATTAAAAAAAGTTTTTCGTTATCACTGCCTGCTTTATAAACATTACCTATATAATTTTTAGACATAAATGATCGAGCTGTTTCTACCGAATTTGTTTTAAACTCTACATTAAATTGACGATTTTTAAAATCAAAAGAATAAACCGGTGTTGTACAAAATTGTGTGGTATTAGTTAGTGCCGACATATCAACAAATCTGTAATTTGAGATTTGATTATATTTTAACGATTTCATATCAACTTTATCACTACCTGTATTACTCATTGGGCCACGGTGATGTTTTGTTGCACGATCTTTTTCTGAAGCATAGCTTTGTAAGAAGTAATGCTCAGTCTGATATTCTCCAGGCGAGTCAGCACTATTACCGGCTTTTTCAAAAAACGATGTAACCGATTTTAATTCTAATACTCCAACATCAGTAGCATCAGGGCCTCTATCTTTCATTAAAATACTAAAATCGTTTACATTATTATACTCGTATGAGCTAACATGTTTATCATAAACATACATTAAGCTATCGTAAGCAGTAACGTTAGCTGGTGCTGTATAAAATATTTTTGCAGCGCCCTGATCCCACCCTTCACCGTCTGCAGCTGTTGGTGTATATGTAATCAGTAAACTAGGATCTATAGCAGGTGTACCTGAATAGTTTGTTTGTGTGCTTTCTTGGCTAAGACTTAAATCGATAATTTCTTTTATTGCTTGTCCAGTATATATGGTACCCGGGTTATAGTACTGATTACTCATCATATCAGCTTCAATATCGGCTTTATATGAAAGGGCAGTAGAGTACTGCATAGTATTAGTAATCATTTTTTGATACCAACTATCCCAAAAATATAACTTTAAACACTTTACAGTTGCAGACGCTGCATTTTGAGCACCAGGTGGTAAGTCAATATCTTCCATATCGTAAATGGAAAACAAATAAGAGAGTGTCCAGTGTTTAGGATCGCTTATTGCAAAAGTGTCGTTACTAGCTCCAGCTGCTCCTAAGTTAGAAGAATCATCTAATTTAGGTACAATTCTAATACGTAATAAATCATTACCGTCATTTCTAAAATGAAAAAAACTCTTTTGATCGGAGTTATATAAACCTGTTTGAGCTGAACTCGATTGACCTGTTCTTTCATCCTGCTCGCCCATTGAAGCTTCTGGGTTATAAAAAAAAGATAGACTACCGTTAACAGCCCAATCAGCCATTGTATCTTCTATAGATAAATTAACAATAGAGTTTGGATTGATAGGGTACCGTCTTGCTTTTTCATCAGTTGATCCATTATCTAAATATATTTCAACTTCATGTTCAAGTTGATTAAATTTAGTACCAAATGTAAAATCTTGTAATATTTCCATCTGTTAGCCTCCTTGAGTAGCTATTTGACTTAAGATATTTTTAACAATTTCTATTTTTAATATTTTAATATACGTGCCAGGTTCAGGATTTTGAGTCGGATTAATAATATTATTTACCGATAGTATTACCCACCAGAGATTAGGGGTATTATACGCTTTATACGATATAAAAGGCCATGTATCTCCATACGTAACGTTATAAGATTTAAAAAAACCTGCAGGAAGATTTTCAGGTATTACTATTGTTTGAAGTAAATTATAGTAATAGTGCCCGTCTTTTTCAGTGTAGATATTAAAGACGTTTTCGTAATTTTCTCTTTTGAGTTTAGGTAATTCTGTTATATTGTTTTGATACATATTACTTTAAAATATTGATTTAACGAAGTTTGCAGCTGTAGCAATACCACGACCGACATCCTGTACCCCGGTCTCAGTAAACCCTCCTTTAAACCCTTTATTAGGATCAGCTAACTCAGTTGTAACTTTAGTATCGTTAATACTCTGAAACATATTCTTACTAGGCATTACCATATCAGTAAATGTTATATTAATTTCGTAAACGTCTGGTACATTAAATGTATAATTAGCGCCATCAATTGTCTCGCTTAATTGTCTCATATTACCACGATTGTAAATTGTTAAATTAGTAACACATGATGCCCAACTATAGTGTTGGCCAGGTATTAAAAGTTCGTAAAATACTGGTGGTATACTTGTAATAAAATCTCTCTTATTATAAAGATTTTGATTTACTAATAATTCACATAGTTCTCTATTTTTCATCCAGTCGTTAGGGCTGTATGTATTAAACAGAGGAAATTTTATTGTAATAGATCTAGGTTCATGGCTATTCCATAATCTAGGTCTATCAGTTATACCGACTTTTGGATATGTTGAAGCAAGACCGGCCATAGCACCAGCTCCTGCAAAATCCATTACTTCACTAACTAATTTACCAGCAGCTTTACCCTTAGCTAAAGTAGCAAGACCGCTTATAGCTCCCTTTGCAGCTTCAAGCGTATCAAGAGAAGCCCACATAGGTGTATTAACTTCAAAATTAATATCAGAAAAATACGGTAAATCGTAAACAAAACCTGTTGGTTTATCTTTTGGATATAGTTGTCTATAAGCACCAAGTATATCTACATCTGCTGGTGGTACATTATAACCAGCAACTCTACCTGCTGCTCCTGCGATTGCACCAATTGTACCTGCAGCTCCACTTATAGCACCAGTACCGTAAAAAGCTGCTTGTCTTCTAATAGTTGTTTCGTTTACTTGATACTCTCTTAAAATAGCTCTTGGTGCATTACTTCTAACGGCTTCACTTAACGTCCATTGATAATCATTTGTTACGTTAACATAAGCATAATCACTCGACCCAGTCGGTTTATATATAGCCGCAAGACTACCTTGTCCTCCTATGGTTGTTTGTTGTCCTTTTGTAAAGAGTTGTGCCATATGTTATATATACTTAAGTTTTAAAGTGCAAACTGAGCACGTATGTTTCTAATAGGATCATTATTAGCTGCAGCTACTTGAGACGCAGACGGCCCGGAGTCCTGCTTTTGTTGTCCACCATTAACAATTACCGGTGAGGGAGCACCTGTTTTATTTCCCATAGACTGAGCAAGTTTATATATAGCTTGAGTTAAAGCACCTATTGAGGAATTTGTACTACCTGTATTTTCAGCAATTTTATTTAAAATATCTTTATTAGGGTTACTTTCAGCACCTGTAGGTGAAGGTGTAGTAGAAGGTGCAACTTCATTTACCGGTTTAAAATCTTGATTACCTTCTTTAACAGGTTGTATACTTTCACTTGGTGCTACCGAAGGTGGTATAGCTTCTTTTATCTCATCTGACGGAGCTTCTGTTTGCTTTGTTTCTTTATAAACATCTCTAGCCGCTAAAGCAGCATCAATACCAACACTTGCAGCTGTACCGAGACCTGGTAAACTACCTGCAGCTCCTGATGCTACTTCGCCGGCTGCACCCAGCCAGTCTCCTGCTAATGCTCGTTGAGCACCAAAACCAAGTCCTGCTACAGCCCCTAAGATAGGTATCTTTTTTAATCCTGATTTAAGTAAGCCTTTGCCAGCACCTTTTGCGATTGCTTTACCGGCGCCCTTAGCAACTGCTTTTTCAGTTCCCTTAACTGCAGCTTTTTCAGTTCCCTTAACTGCAGCTTTTTCAGTTGTTTTTAAAGTTGTACCTGTTTCAGCTTTAAGTGCTGCTCTTTCTGCTTTTAATTCTTTAGCACGAGCTACCCTCTCAGGAGAGTTTTTTTCTGCTGTTTTTAAAGTTGTACCTGTTTCAGCTTTACGTGCAGCTCTTTCTGCTTTTAATTCTTTTGCTTTTTGATTTCTAGAAATATTACCGGCAGCTGAACCTTTCTTTCTTCTAAAGAAATCAGATGCTAAACCGAGTACACCGCCATCTAAAAGACCGCCAAGTAAACCACCGCTTCCGCTACTTGTAGTTGTAGTAGATTGTTTTACTTCAGGTAGCTTAATATCCTTTAAACCTTTTTTTAATTCGTCTAAAACATCCTTTAGAACAACCGGTAATTTTTTTTGTAGGTCACTTATGCCTTCGTTTGTTATACCACCCAAAAGAACAACTTGTGGTTCTTTATCCTTAATAAGGTCTTTTTCTTCCCGCTTAGTTGGTATTTTAACAGGTGCGGTAGGTGTAACTGTAGCTGTAGTTGGAAGAGGTGTTGTATTGGTATCAGATGTAGCTGTTGGTTTAGCAGGGGTAATATTAGCACTACTCTTTAATAAACCACCTAAGCCCATTAAGCCTTGTAATAAAGACTTAATTCTATTATTGTTTAAACCTTGTAACGGCTGTACTTGAGCTACAGCTGGAGAATCTTCGAGTTTACTTTTTGTACTTCTATTTAAAACGTCTCTTGCTATACCGATTAAATTACCTTTCTTTAAAGACGTTTTTTTACTACCTACTGCAGCAGTTGCCTGCTCTTCAATTACTCTTTGAAATTCACCTGAGACATCATATTTCTGAGCAATACTCTCAATAGCCTCAGTAATTACAGGAGGTACCTCTTTACTAGAACTTTTTATCTTAGATGCCATCTTCTTATATATTTAAGAAGAGAGTTTTTGTATTAGATATTAAACAACGTAGCGTCTAGGGGAAATTCTTTTTCAAAGTATACTTCTTTATCAGTATTAAAAACATATACTAATAGTTCTTTAGTAATATTTTTATATTCTTCTATATATTTGATTACATCATTAACTATATTAACGGGTATCTTTTCAACAATTTTCACTCTATCAGTGAAGGTAATAGTATTTAAGTCATGCTTATTTTCGTCAATAGTAATACTAACTATAAACTTACTAATCTCGTTAATAAACGTATCTCCTACTATATCTTGTAAATCTTTTGTTGTTAAATCGTCATATGTATTGTTACTATGTAGTTCTTTTTCAAACTTATTTTCAATACCTAGTGTAGGTAATGCACATTCAATAGTTATATTATTAATTTGTATGGTTTTGTTAACAATTTTTTTGTTTTTGTTTTTAAAAATATTATAATGATTGAGTAAGGAGATAGAAGAAGAACCATCATTAAGACTGTAATCCCTAATTTCGTCATCGGAAAAATAAAAAGTAAAATCAGGAGATATACATTCTATTTTAGTTTTAAAAATAATAAAAAGTTTATCGTAGATTGTAAATAAATCGATATCAATACTTTTATCAAGACAATTTTCTTTTATAATACTATTAAACGTTAGTATAAAATCAGTGTTATAGACTGGAGCACCTATGGCTGTTTTAAGTAGGGACTTTAACTGCTCTGTTGTTAATTGTTTAAATTTAACGTCTCTATCAAGGGAAGGTATATAAGCATCGTAACCGTTAACGGTATCGAGCTCTTTAAAGAACTCTATTAGATTGTTTACAGTAGATGTTTCACTCATATGTTTATTTAAATGTTTTTATTATAACTATCAAGTATATGTATTAAAAGTTAGCTACTGAAGTAACTGGGGGCATTTGAGGTACATCGAATAAATCTATATGTTCGTCTTCATCAGTAAAGTCGTCATTAACCTGATCGTTGTTAGGAGTTGAGGTTGTTGTTTTGTTTTCTGCTTCAAGTCGTTTAATGTATAGATGATATTCTCCGGGAGTACAATCTTCAATATATTGTGGTGGTAAGTTAGCGTTTCTAGCTAGTAAAAATATATTTTCATATAAAGAAAATAAATTTTCTCCAAAAAATAACTTTAATATAATACCTAAATTTTTGATATTAAAATTAAAAATAAGTTGTTTATCTTCTAACCCTTTTAAATGACTTATGAGATTCATATTATTAAACGTATTAATAAAATTTTGAGCACGTTTTATTATACATGTTGTATATATAGAAGGTAACCTACCTAATATTTTTTTTATCTCGTTTTTACTATACTCTTGAAAATTAATTGTTTTATTGTTTAAAGTTATACTTTTTAAACATGTATAATATATACTTTCAATTTCATCTAAATTAATTTCTATAAGTTCTTTTATAGATGGTAATTTATACGAAATAATAATATCATTTATTACATCTATTTGTAATAATTGCTTTAAATCTATATTTCGTAAATGCTCGATTAATTTTTGTATATTAATATCAATCTTTGTAGAGTTATTATCTGTTGTTTCAGCTACTATTAAGCTACCGATACTATTACTTCTTATTTCAAATAGGAGTAAAAAATAATCTAAAAAATTAAGACTTTCTATTTCAGATAATGTTAAATTAGTTATTTGTACAATAACATTATTAATATTAGTAAAAGTATTTACGTAATCAATTTCATCCCCGAGTATACTCTTTAATATAGTTTTATAGTGCTTTACTTTAAGTTCACTAAAAAGAATATCTCTATCAGTCAATGATAGCTTAATTAAAAAATCTTCACTCACATTAACACTTATACTAAAACTACTATTTTAACAAGTGTTAAGCCTTAGTTGCCATAGCAACATTAACGTTTTTACCGTAAACAGGTGTACTAAGAGGTATAGGTTGATTAGCAGCATTATTACTAATAGCTAAGTTGCCTGGTACAGATTCCATATTGTAGTAGTGATATATAAAGGTTGTCTCTCTATTTACTGGATTACTAGTTTGAGTATAGTTATACTCTTCCCCGGAAACACTTATAGGGCAAGCGCCAAAGAATGTATATCTCTGTAATACAAATGGAGGTTTTTCTTGAGTTGTAGTACCTAATTTGTATACTGATATATTACAACGATAATTTTCAGGCCCTCTTCTTGCTATCATACCTAAATGAGATGTAGCAATAACCCAAGGTCTAATAAGATTATCAACAAAACTTACGTTTGTTTCAAGAAAAACTATTTGTAAATTTTGAAAGGCATCTCTACCATTACCAGTTGTTGTTCTAATAAAACCATTCTGTTGAAGCCCTTCGGGGTTTGCTTGATTGCTTTCACCGGGTATTTGTACTGCTTGTACGAACATACAACCTTTAGTTTTTTGATACTCGTCAATTATTAGCGTGTCTATAGCTCTGTCAATATTCCATTGACGAGGTTCGTATTTGATACCCTTTTTAATTGCTTGTACAGGTAATACTTCAGTGTAACCGGCTTCATTACCTGAAATAAAAGCACCATCAAATGTTAATACCCACTGAGCTCCTTTAGGTAGTGCACTTGCTGGTCTACTTAAAAAACTTTGTAAGAAAAAAGGTATTTGACCTGTAAATTCGGGTGTATAACCACCGGGACTATTTGAACCCGGAGAACCTGCTGCTGTAGTTTTTGGAGATGCTTTCGAAGCTGATGTAAAAACCGGACCACCACCAACGGGCTGAGACAATCCGTTGGAAATAGGTGATGTAATCTCTAAAGCCATATAGCAATATTATTTATTGCTATTATTTTTTACTATACCAATACGGTTGGAGATGTGCTTGTCTTTGTTACTTTCCAATACTGATAAGCGAGTGTAGCACCAACAGTAACAATTGCACCGTTATCACCAATGTTATAGGCTGTATCCTGAATACTAGTAACGTAAGCCCCGTAAAGAGTGTACTGACGAACTGTGGAACCGTTTTTACCTAAGAGATTAAGAGTAATAACCGATGAGTTACGAGCAATATTAAAATTACCGGTAGATGTACCGTCGTCGAATGTGTTGAATGTAGCATTCTCAAGTAATGCGCGAATGTTATAATTCTGATCGCAACGGAAGGTAACTGAATAAGCTTCAGATCCTGGATAGGAAGCAGTACCCGGAACGTTAAAGTTAAGTCCCATAAATGGTACCTGAACATTATTAATTGTTCTACCAGGTAGGCTAGCTGTTTCTAGGTATACGAGCTGACTTTCACTGAGGTTAGTGTTAGCAAGCTGTACTACACGAAATTGAAATTGACGTGCAAAATCCTGGGATTGTACTGCTCTATAGAAGTCTGAGATGTTTTGTGCCATATGTGTAAATATTTATTAGATTAACTCTTGGAAGTTCTGACCTGTACGAGTTGCAATGAAGTTGACTAAGATGAACTCAGCGGCACGTACTGGCTTGATATAGATATCTACTGCAAGTTCGTTACGGTCAATAACATCGGGGTTATTATTTCTTTCATCACAAACGATCAAGTAATCGTAAAGACCTTCTGTATTCTTAGCTAATTCAAACACAGGTGTAATTGTGTTCTTAAGTCTAGTGCGTGTGAACTCTGTGTTAGGTTCGAATACAAAGTACTTAACAGCGTTCTGTACTGCTCTTTCAAGTACTAAGAATAAACGACGGACGTTAACTCTATCGAAAGCGGAAGGTTTAGCCTGTAAAGTCTTCTGACCGAATACGACGTAACCGTCGCCTGAGAAATTGACAATCGGGTTAATCGAAATTGTGTATAAGAAGTCTCTTTGCTTCTGATTAGGATTAAAGGCAATATCAACAATATTGTTAATAACTCCACGATTTAAACCAGCAGGTGCGTACCAGGGCTGGGTGTTTGTATCTGTGCGAGCGTAAATAGCTCCAACATAACCTGAAGCAGGTAACCAGACGAACTTATCTGTATAAGCATCGTAAGATTTAACCCAGTTACCGTAAATAGCTGAGTAGTTTGAATTAGCACCAGCACCGGTAAGAAGCTTCTTTAACGGTGTATAGATGTTAGTAGAGAAGGTATTTCCGCGAATAGCAAGCGTCTTAACGTCTTCTCCATTAACGAAAATCTGTCTTAATGGGTCTGCGATGAATACACAATCTTTACGAGTGTTCTGTACGAAGTTGTTAAACTCGTTGTACATTGTAGCCCAACGCTGAATGATTGGATCGTTTTCTGTGCTAAGAGATGCAACGTTTGAATAGATTGTATCGTCGTAATTACCACCACCGGATGTGTTAGCAAATATTGTTGATAAACCGGAATCAAGAACAATATCAATAACGGCTGATTCAGATGTTTCAATGTGGGTTAAAGCTCTTTCAACCTTAGTAATAATGTTACCAACTGTCTTACCGCTATCGTATAGATAGGAAGGGGCAAAAACTCCACCGGCGTAGAGAGACTTACTAGAAATATGGTTTCTTACAGTTTTAGCTGGATTAATTGAGCTAAGGCTGCTCCATTGAGTTTTCTTAGAAATTAACGGATTAACAAGTATCTGTATATTTGAAGATTGATTGTTAGTTACATCACTGATAAAGAAAGACTTAGGTGTGCCACCGACAACACCAACAGTCTTCTTATTAGCGTCAAGAGAGCCAATGTGCGATTCAGCAAGTGAATATACTAAGGACTGAGGCTCGTAAGTGGAATTACGAACTTTGAAAAGATTAACAATAACTGAATCACTATAAAAGTTATCACCGAAATTATATGTCGGTATAGATTCGATAACTTCTGAAATAGAATTTGTACCAGCAGTTGCTTTTGCCCCAGATAGTGCAAAACCAATTCTAGTTGAAGGAATCTGATAAAATGAATCTTGAGCTGTAAGACTTAGTATGTTATTTACAGAAGTAAAATCTGTATCAGGGCCAAATTCATTGTTGTCAGTTATAGAAACGTAATAACCTTCAAAACCTTCATTAACAGTTGTTTGTGCACTGTTAAGAACAATAATACCTGTATTTGTAAATGTTAACCCATTGAAGGAAGCAGCACTAGGGACATAATCCACGACAGTACCGGATAGTGCACCAGTACCGGAAACAGGGGTACCAGTGGTTAAGCTACTCCAGGATATATTATTTTGCTGTATGTTATCGTATGTTGTCTGATCTAATGATATGTGTGTAGGTGCACCGATTGTAAAAGAATTAGCAGCAGAAGCAACCGGGAACAAAAGAGCACTATACTGAGTAGCAAAACCAGCTCCAGAGCCGCTTCCGTATGGAAGACGAGTTGTTAAGAGTGTACCGGGTGAATTAAGAACCTCTCTGCAAGTATAATAAAAATAACGTTCTGCAGCTGTATCAGGTGTACCGTAAGTTGTTTCAAACTCAGAAATCGAAGTAATTAAAATTACTTCATCAGTAGGACCTTGAGCAGCAAAGCCTGGTACGAAAATGTTTGTACCTCCTCCGATTTGTGTCGTTAAGGACAAATCGGTTTCGATAATCTGTACACCTGGAGAATTAATTGAACGCATAATATTTGTAATATTATTTATGCTTATTCGGTGTATTTTTTTAACCTAAAAGTTTAATATCTAATTGACTAAATTGAAATTCCGCTGTAGATTCAATGATTCCTTCATCTCTATAGCTGTAATTTATAGCTCCTAATCCTGTTATAAAAGCATTATGATATATAAATTCTACTGATTTTTGATTATATTCATTAAGACTAAAAATAGAAAAATTACTTTGATACTCAGTATTAATACCGCTATTAATTCTATCTTTGTATGTTTCTAACTCCGGAGCAGTACCAGCGTACATACTACCAGTAGGAGAATTTAATATAGACATCCATTTCCAGAGTAACCAATAATTTCTAAATTTATTATCTATAATAAAATTAACTGTTAACGGTGGGTAATTCGGTCTTGAATAGCTTGATACATTATACGATTGACCTGCATACCGTACTTCGTTAGATGGCACGGCTACAGCAGGGACAATTGTGCCATGTACACTTATCTGTAGTGGGTCAATATCTATTGAACTATCTGTAATAGCTTGCTTTTTAAGTACTTGAGGCAAATTAAGAACCAGTAAAAATTTATCTTTACTGGAGCGGTTAAGTACAGACTGTTGAGTGGGATTTTCGCAAGTATCCATATTATTGTAGCGGTGCCCATCCACTTTCTAATAAATCAAAATAACCTGTATCGTTTTCTAATTTATGAAATTCTTCTTCAGATATTAGAGGTTGATACCTTGTAGTGTTATTGTTATCAATAGTTAAATGTGCAGGTGTGCTATTATTATTTAACTCTCTTATTATATATAATTCAGGATCTGACTCATAATAATCACCGGGACTAATTCTTAAAGGTTTGCCTTGTTCGTCGTAATCTTCTATTTGAAAATATTGTTGACATATTTCTGGTTCTAAAATAAAGAGTGTCCAAACAAGAGCCATAATTCTATCGTCATAGAAATTATCATTTTTCTTTCTATATGTTCCATTAGGGTAACGAATAAACGTTTCAAGTTCCTTAATGGAATCCATATCGTTAAGAGAAACAACCTGAAGAGTGTTTAACCAGTAACGCATGTTAGCAACACCAGCAAA